TGCCTGTAAGTCTAGGGAATGTGCGGTCTCGTGTAACAAGGTGCCAAGCACGGCGCGGGCGCCTCTTTCAAAATAGTTAGCGGAAATCATTATCTCGTGAAACGCCTCGTCTCCTGCTTTCCATAGTTTTGCGTGCGTAAAGTGTCCCATTGTGCGCCCTGTTTTGCGGGTCACGAGGATAGTCGCCCGAGGGGCGCCTGTCTTTTCTTGAATAAGGGCGTGAGCCTGTTCAAGGGCGGAAACAATGCCCGATAAGTTCTCGGTTTTGGATTCGATTTTAGTTTTCATCTTTCCTTCTCCTGTCTTCTTTAGCCTGTCTCATCAGTAGGGGGAGGCTAACCCGCCCTAGACCGCCCGAGGGCGGTTTCGACTAGAACTTACTTTTGGCTGTTCCTTCTTGGAAGGCTAGGTCTAGACCGCGAATGACGCCGATTGCGTATTCACCCTCCATCTCGTTGCCATTCTTGAACTCATTCTCCGCCTTGAGGCGGTAGAACTCTCTCTTATCTACATATTCATTAAAACTTAGCATTTTTTCTTCTCCTGTCTCGGGAACTTTTCCCGATAGGCAGAACTTTACGCCTTAAGCCCTAACGCGTCAAGGGTATTTTTAGTGATGTCGGTCACATTCTTACCCGTACAGATGTTCGATAGATTCCCCCTATTCTTCCCCCTCTCAATAGATAAGTAGTTGAAAGTTCAATCAAATCGGATTCAATCTATAACCGAGGGGGCTAAGGATTACCCCGAGGGGGGGATAGTCCTCTTCTCCATAAACTCTCATTCCTTGCTAGGAATTCTTATTATTAGTCTAGAAAGTCGGTTTATATATATGTCGATAATTGCTATATGCCCTAAGACATAAGAAGACCTATCGGCGGGAACTAGCCCGCCCTGCTAGGGGTCAGGCAGAAGAAGGTTTGACCCCGCACTCGTTAAACTCGGTCGTATGTATGTATATATACTCACCCTAAATTTTTCTGTTATATCCCCCCTATATCCATTATGTCGCCCAAAGGGCGACTTATAAAAATATTCTTCAACTATCTGTTCGGTTTTACGATTTGAACAGGTTATCTTATATGTATAGATATTTATATATCTATACGGAGCGTCGCTCCGCCTCTTGCGGGCTGCGCTCCGCTCTATATATAATATATATATAATATATATAGGGCATATAAGATTTAAGTGCCCATATTCTGACCGTTTATAGGTGGGCGTTTATAGTAGTTTTTAACGGAGGGTTTAATGGGACGTAAACCTGGGAAAGTTGACATCCCAAAGGGCGAGGCTATGGAGCGGGTGCTCCACCAACTGAGCCAAGGTTCCACCATCAAAGCCGCTATGGAGTCGGTCAACCGCAATGAGGTGACCTTCCGCCAATGGACAATGGGCGATGCTGACTTCAAGGCTAGAGCCGACAAGGCTCGCCTGGCAGGCAAAGGGGTCAAGGCTGACCTAGCCAACCTCAAGGAGATTTCCTTTGAGGAGTTCTCAACCGAGTTCTTAGATACCAAACTCTTCCCCCACCAACTTGACTGGATTGACCTGATTGAAGGTCGTGAGCCTAGATGGCTTCACCCAAGTATGACTTTTGAACAAGGGGCGCATAACCGAGTCCTGATTAACGTTCCCCCTGAACACGCCAAGAGCACGGTACTGACCATCAACTACGTCACCTACCGAATTGCCACCAACCCCAACATCATTAAGCCATCCGTCCTGGATTAAACTCCAGACCGCTTTCGGTCCTAATGGTGGATATAAAGCGGACTCGCCTACGTGGTCCGCCGATATGATTTATCTTGGTACAGGTCGAGACTCTGGAGAAAAAGACCCTACGGTTCAAGCCCTAGGCTTTGGTTCACAGATTTACGGTGCTCGAGCCGACCTGATTATCCTTGACGATGTCGTGATGAACTCCAATGCCCACGAGTGGGAGAAGCAAATTGAATGGCTTCAAAAAGAAGTTATCACGCGTTTGGGACGGCACGGGAAACTACTGATTGTAGGAACCCGTGTTGCTCCCGTTGACCTATACAAACAGATACGGGACGGCTCTAACTGGACTGGTGGTAAATCGCCATTCACGTATATGGCTATGCCAGCGGTCCTCGAGTTTGATGAGAAGCCTCATAACTGGAAAACGTTGTGGGCAAAGACAGACCGCCCTGAGGGCGAGAATGATGAACCTGATGAACAAGGACTTTACCCCAAGTGGGATGGAGGCGCTCTCTTCACAAGAAGAAGCGAAGTTGCTCCCTCTGTATGGGCTATGGTCTATCAGCAAGAAGATGTCGTCGAAGACGCAATCTTTGCGCCAGCAGCAGTTGCAGGATGTGTCAACGGTATGCGAAAGCGCGGACCGCTTAAACCAGGTGCTGCAGGTCATCCACAATCCGTCGAGGGCTATACCGTTATAGGTCTTGACCCTGCGATGACGGGCAATACCGCCGCAGTGGTCACAACATACAACAAGGCTGACGGGATGATTTATATCCTTGACTGCGTCAATATGACAGACCCGACGCCGATGAAGATTCGATACCTGATTGAAGATTGGGTACAACGCTACAAACCACAAGAACTTAGAATTGAAATCAATGCCCACCAAAAAGCATACGCGCTCGACGACGACCTACGCAACTGGTTGTCAATGTACGGCTGCCAACTCAACTCTCACTTTACTGGTAAGAATAAGTGGGACACTAACTTTGGTGTGGCTTCTATGGCAAGCCTTTTCGGCTCTCTCAGAGATGGAAGATTCCAGGATAACAATTTAATAGAACTACCAAGCAATGAAGGTAGCGAAGGTCTTAAGGCTTTAGTACAGCAGTTGATTACGTGGAAGCCTGATACCAGAAACGCTACCGACTGCGTGATGGCTCTTTGGTTTGCCGTCATCCGCATCCGCAGCAACGTTGGGTGCAGAACCGTTGGGCAACAAGAGCACAGACATACCGCAGAACAAGTATTAATTTAGATGAAGCCTTTGCAGAGCAATGGCAAGATACATACGGATAGGAATCCCCAATGGCTAGATACCAAGAAAAAAGAACCCCTATTAAGGGAAGTGCTTCAACCACACCTATGCCTTCACGCCCTCGTACACCAGCAGGACCAGGTGCAAGTATGACAGAAAGCATTCCATCAGGACCAACACTTCCTAGAGGAACAACACCACTACCACGTAAGTCATTTGATGACCAGAAGCGTGTAGATAAAGTTTATCGCTGGCGCTAAGTTTTAATTCTAACAAAGGATACTGATGGCACTTTCAATCGAACAGGTAGCAGCACGAGTCGAGTCTCTGCGCTATCGCGCTGCAGACAGGGATGCTCGCAACCTCGACGTCCTTGCTGTTCGTAAAGGGCAGATTTCTACCGTCTATCCTGATTTCTTTCCAGACGGAGTAGATGCAAATGTCGTTGGATATTGTGGCGCGAGACCTTTCAGAGGTTATGGCACCACTACCAGCGGTCAACTGCAACGCGGCGAATTCGGTTTCTGACCGTGCTCGCAAGTTCGCTGACACTCGCACTCGCATTGCCTCTAACTATTTTGCTCATTCAGATTTGGCTGTACAGATGTATCAAGGAGCAGACTGGTACTTAACATATGGATTCCTCCCCTTCATCATTGAAGTGGACGAGGAAGCAAAACTGCCACGCATCCGCCTAGAAAACCCAATAGGTGCTTACCCTGAGTTCGACCGCTATGGACGCTGCGTTGCTTTTGCAAAACGATACACAATGACACTCGGTGAACTTGTCTCACTATTTCCTGAATTCGAGTATGAGTTGCTTGGCAAACTTCGCTATGAGCAAGACTTAACTCAACAGGTTGAGATGATTCGCTACTACGACAAAGACCAATCAGTTGTATATCTACCCACAAAGAGCAACTTAGTTCTTTCAACTGCTAAGAATCCTATGGGCAAGATGATGATTGTTTGTGCACGTAAGCCATCTGTTGATGGCGAAATGCGCGGTCAGTTCGATGACATCATTGGTATTCAGTTGCTTCGCAACCGTTTTGCTCTCCTTGCGATGGAAGCAGCAGAGAAATCTGTTCAGGCTCCTATCGTTCTTCCTAACGACGTACAAGAACTTATGCTTGGTGGCGATGCGATTATCCGCACAAGCCAGCCAGCGGGCGTTCGTCGTGTTGAACTTACATTGCCACAAGGCGCATTCACAGAGCAGACACTGCT